ACAAATGGTGCTGAACAAGGTTCAGATATTACTGCAACAGGAGGATTAGCTTTTGGTTCAACTTCAACAGTTATTGGTTCAGACAATGGTGGATATAATTATAATAACAGCACAAGTTCAAATTATGTAGCTTGGCATTGGGGTGCTGGAACATCATTTACCAATGACGCAAGTTCAACAGGAATAGGAAGTATTGATAGTTCTGGTAGTTTAAATAATGATGCTGGATTTTCTATCGTTTCATACACAGGCACAGGAAGTAACGCAACTGTAAAACATGGTTTATCTTCTGCACCTAAAATGATTATCGTAAAAGATAGAAGTGCTGCTAAAAATTGGACTGTGTATCATATAGGAGTAGGTAATGATAAAGATATATTACTAGATGTAACTAATGCAGAAAATACATCAACTGCTTGGAATAATACAACTCCTACATCTTCAGTATTTTCTATTGGAACTTTAGGAAATGTAAATACTTCTTCAAATAATTACATAGCCTACTGCTTCGCAGAGAAAAAAGGCTACAGCAAGTTTGGAAGCTACACAGGAAATGGAAATGCTGATGGAACATTTGTTTATACAGGATTTTCTCCCTCATTCGTTATACGGAAAAGAACAGACTCAGCTGATAGTTGGCAAATGCATGATAATAAAAGAGATACATTTAATGTAACTTACCACAGATTATTAGCTGATGACAGTGGTTCAGAATATACATCTACAAGTAATCAGTTAGATTTTTTAAGTAATGGTTTTAAGTGTAGAGCATCAAATGGTGGTGCAAATGGTTCTGGTGGTTCATATATCTACATGGCATTTGCAGAATCTCCATTTGTAACATCAACAGGAATCCCAACAACTGCGAGGTAATTATGTTACAAAAAGTAAAATTTGCACCAGGATTTAATAAACAAGTAACCTCAACAGGTGGTGAGAGCCAATGGGTTAGTGGTGACAATGTTCGTTTTAGATATGGTTCACCTGAAAAAATAGGCGGTTGGTCTCAACTAGGATCTGTTGATATTACAGGTCGAAACACTGCTATTCATCATTTTGTAAATACATCAGGTATTAAGTATGCAGCATTAGGCACAAACAGAATTTTATATGCTTATTCTGGTGGTATATTTTATGACATACACCCAATTAAATCTACAACAACTTTAACATCAGCTTTTTCTACAACTAATGGTTCTTCAACAGTAACATTAACTTTTTCATCTGCACACAATATTAATAAATTTGATATTATATTGTTAGATAATTTTTCAGCTATTACTAATTCTAATTTTAACTCTAGTAATTTTGACGACAATAAATTTATGGTAACGTCTATACCAACAGATACGACACTTACAATTGACACTGGATCTAATGAGACAGGATCAGGAGCATCTACATCAGGTGGTATTCGTGTCAGACACTACTATCCTGTAGGACCAGCAGTTGAAGTTGCATCGACAGGTTTTGGTCTTGGATCATGGGGCGGGCAACAAGCAGGTCAGTTTACATCAACACTATCATCAGGAATTAATGCAAGTGTAACATCATTGACAATGGCAAGTTCAACTTCATTTCCATCTTCAGGAACGGTTATTATAGGAACAGAATTAATTACATATACATCAAATAGTGGTGGAACTTTATCTGGACTAACAAGAGGTGCTAATGGTACAACAGCTGCAACACATAGTTCTGGTGCAACAGTAACTGATGCATCAAACTTTTTTGCATGGAACGCAGCAGCATCAGGAGATATTGTTACAGCACCAGGTTTATGGTCTTTAGATAATTTAGGTAATAAATTAATTGCAACAATTAATGGAGGTGAAACATTTGAATGGAATTCAAATCCAACAGATGCAACTGATACAAGAGCAACTATTATAACTGGTGCACCAACAGCTTCTGCATTTAGTCTAGTATCAACACCGGATCGTCACTTGATATTTTTTGGAACAGAAACAACAATTGGAACAAAATCTACACAAGATGAAATGTTTGTAAGATTCTCGTCTCAAGAAGATATTAATACTTATACACCTAGTGCAACCAATACTGCAGGTACACAAAGACTTGCAGATGGATCAAAAATTATGGGAGCAATCAGAGGTCGTGATGCAATTTATATTTGGACTGATACTGCATTATTTATTATGCGTTTTGTTGGTCCACCATTTACATTTTCATTCCAACAAGTTGGTACTAATTGTGGATTAATAGGACAAAACGCAGCTGTTGAAGTTGATGGTGCTGCTTATTGGATGTCAGAAAATGGTTTCTTTAGATACACTGGTAAACTAGAATCATTACCATGTTTAGTTGAAGATTTTGTTTTTGACGATATTAATACAACTCCTAAACAACACATCAATGCAGGATTAAATAATTTGTTTGGTGAAATTATGTGGTTCTATCCAAGCTCAAGTTCAGGAACTGTAAATAGAATGGTTGCATACAATTATCTTGACTCAAGTTCCGAGCGACCAGTGTGGACTAGTGGTACATTAGCTAGATCCGCATGGCAAGACTCAGCCGTATTTGGTAAACCGCATGCAACAGAATATGATTCAAGTGGCACAACTGCAACAACAGATACTAATTATGTTTATGGTAATAGTGATGGTACATCAACTTACTACGAACATGAAACAGGATTAAATCAAGTTAAAGAAGGTCAGACAACTGCAATTACTGCATCAATTGAATCTGGAGATTTTGATATAGGCACTCAAGGGCTTGCTGGTGATGGTGAGTTTATGATGAAAATAAGAAGAGTTATACCAGATTTTTTAGCACAAACAGGAGATGCAAGAATAACATTAAATTTAAGAGATTTTCCAAATGATGCACAGGCAAGTTCTTCTTTAGGTCCATTTACAGTAACATCAGGCACACAAAAAATAGACACGCGAGCACGTGCTAGATCAATATCATTAAAAATAGATAACACAAGCACAGGTCAGTTTTGGAAAGTAGGTACTTTTAGAATAGACTATCAACCGGATGGAAGAAGATAATGGCAAGAATTGTACAATCATTAACACAACCCGATAGAGAATATGATCAACAAACTCAACAGTCTTTTGTAAGAGATGTAGATAGTATAGTGCAAAAATTAAATACTACGTATCAACAAGATTTAAAAGACGAAGCAGAAGCGGAGGCATATTTCTTTGGCTAATTCATTTGTAAATAAAAAAGTAGACTTAACTTCTACATCAGCTACAACATTGTATACTGTGCCTACAGCAACCACTGCTATCATAAAGTCTATATTAGTATCAGAAGACTCTGGTAATGCAGATACTATAACGGTTACTATTACTGATACATCAGATGCTGTATTTAGTGTATTTAAGACTAAGTCAATATCAGCAAATGGTACAACAGAATTACTTACAGCGCCTTTAGTACTACAGGAAAGTGAAATATTAAAAGTGACTGCAGCTACGGCTAATCGACTACATGTAATTTTATCAGCGCTTGAATCTAAGCCTAGAGAAGTTACAACATAGTCTTGATTTACTTGTTAAAAACAAGTATTAGTATAAATTCAGGTGAAATACCTGCCTTTTTAATATAAACAAAATTTAACATATATGATTACAAGATCTCAAATGCGAAGACAACTACGTGCAAAAGGTGGCATCATGAATGTAGCACCTAGAGAAAAATTTTTTTTTGGTGGATTAGGAGATCGACTTAGAAAACTTATACCTAATGAACTAGCAAATGTTGCAGTTAAGGCTGCACCGTTTGTTGCAATGATTCCTGGTTATGGACCAGCAGCTGCAGCAGCAATGAGAGGTATTGGTCGTTATGATCAAAGGGGTGATTTTAAAGATGCACTTAAACAAGGTCTTGGAACTTATGTTGGAGGACAAGGTCTTAGAATGTTAGGTGGAGCAGGGCCACAACAAAATTTTTTTGGAACAGCAGGCGATAGATTTACTTCTCCGTTAAGTTCGTCAAGAACAACATCATTAAAAAATTTATTTAAAGGTGGAGAAAAATCAACAGACCTTAAAGAAAGTACTTTTTTTGACGATGCTACGGTAGAAGGTTTAGATAAAGTAAAAACACCTGCAACAGGAAAAGGTGTAGGATTTATAAGAGACGCGACAGGACTATTTAAAGACGTTCCAATATTAAAAGATTTACCTTCATTAGTACAACAACAAATATTAGTTGGTGGAGCAACTAGTGCAGCAACATATCTTTATAGTGCTTTTATAGCAGAAGAACCACCGCAACAAGAAGGTGAAACTATGAAAGAATACTTGGATAGAAGAAAAGAAAACGTTGGTAAAAAAATGAGAGCATATTTTGATAACTACTTTAAATTTGATAAAGAGTATTCTGCTATGACTGATGAAGAAAAAGATGCATTTGTTGCAAGACAAAATGTAATGTCAGGTGGACGTGCCGGTTATCAAACAGGTGGTATTACTATGGCTAATACACTTGCAGAAAACATGAGACGTAATTTAGCAAATCAAC